GATGTGGCGCCAACCATGCAAGTGATCTGGGCGCTGGCATTGTCTCGCTTCCCAGCTGTCAATCTGATGGTCGATCTGGCAAAGGGTGGTAACCAGGGCGGTGCAAATATCCGCAACCAGCAACAGTTGAACTTGCTCATGCAGGCGATTCGCCAGTACCGTACGGGATCGTACTTCTCGAATGTGCTAAGCGCAGATGATCTTAAAGCAGTCGATGAAGAGATCGATAGCTTGGTGGATAAGATCCGTGAGGAAGGCGGTACAGTCATGGCCACACCGGCATAAAAGGAGCCTGCCCTTCCCCTGGGGCAGGCTCCTATGACGCCGTTAGCGCATGCACCTGGTGAGGGTGCCCATTTTTTTCCGTTGTTTCACAGCATTTTCGAGAATAGCCACGCCAACAATCTTCTTGCAGTACAGTTGCTGTCCTGCATAAGTTGCCGCAATGAAATCCCCTTCGCCGCCATAAGCGATTTGGGTCAAAAAACCCGCTCGGATCAACTCGTCCTTCGCCAAACGATCTTCGATGTCGTTCTTATGCAAAGGTCCTTCCTCGACAAGTTTCACCATGCACTGGATATGGTTGGTCTCCAGCTTCAATTCACTCATTGTAACCCCGGTTACGTAGTTTATTCACGATACAAGTATTTCAAGTCCACTCCGAAACACTCATAACGATTCTACGTGAAAACGGCATAAGGGGTCGATCACCAGCCTGTCCGCGCTGGACTTAGCCGGTGATCTTCTGGCACTCTCTCCGCTAGTACGAGAGATGAGTGTTTGCCCAAATTGCTCAATAAAGAAAGTATTACAAAGACACTACGTTCTCAGCAGGTAGATCGACGCGAATGTCCAACCTTTTGACCTACCTGCTATCAATACACTTAGTGCGTGTCGGACACCAAGCGCGACAACTTGTCGTTAGCCATGTAAATGCCTAACGTTTCCAGGATGATGTAGAAAACGCGCGTTGCGTCTGCCACAATCTTCCGCACACCCGCCACCTGGAGGATTTCCTTCGGAATGCCATGCGTTTGCAGGTTCTGCTCGGGCAACTGCACGGTACCGATGTAGCGCTTATTCATACGCTTCATGTAGTTCTCCATGCGTTCTGCTAGTTGACGGTCCTCCAGACCATCGAGCCATTCCTTCGTCTTGGTCGGTGTATCCAGATCGGTGGCAATCTTGACACAGGTGTATGGCACGGGGGGCGCGATACCGTACTTGGGACCGAAGACTTCGTTCCACATTACATACTGCTGATAGGGTGATTCTTCTGCCGACTTCGCGTACGATTCCGGCGTCTTGATCTGACCCATGCGGAAGAACTGGTAGCCACCTTCACCGATAGCTTGGAAGATCTGACGTTCGATGTCACCGATCGTCTTCAGGATCTCATTGATCTTGATCTTCTTACCAGCCAGCACCGAGTTCATGATAAACAGCATCATCTTCTCGGCTTCCTTCATCACGAAGCGCGGAGCATTCGAAGCTTTCAGGTGCACGCCCTTGATTTCCTTCTTGTACTCCTTAAAGAGGTTGCCCTCTTGACAGCCGATGAGTGCGAAGTAGTGCTTGGCCACTTGCGTCGGCACAAACACATCGAACTTGAACTCGTTCTTCATCGCCACCTGGTGAATGCGTTTTTCTTCGATACCGAAGTTCGCACTCATGCGCGCCAACACGTGAATGATGGTCTGCGCAGCCAGAAACACCATCGAGGCTGCCACTGCATTGCACTTCTCATCGAAGCCGAGCCATCCCTGATGCCATAGCACCCAATCCTGAACGGTAAAGATGGTCGAGTCCGTATCCGACGTCAGCGCTGAACGACGGATCGAGTCTGGGAAGAAGGCAAGCGATGCCGGAACATTGGTCGTCACCCAGAAGGCGCGAATCAAATCCCGATACTCTTCACCCACATCCCCGATGTTCTTTGCGGTCGATGCTAGAATACCACGCGCATCACCGACGATCTCGTGCAACTGCAGACCTTTGGTGTAGCGTTCGCAAATCTGACACGCCAGATGCACGTGCTCTTCCTGCACCTTCTTGATGATGCTGTCCGGGTCCGGATGCACCACTTCCACCATCATCGAGAGCTTTGTCACGTATTCTCGCACAACCAGCTCATTGAACTTCATGAGGTGGTACATGTCGCCCGTGTAGACGAAAGCTGAACGTTGTGCTGGTGTCAGCGTCTTGACCAAGCGATACACGCGCAGCAACTGCATCTTGTCTCGCCAGTACAGATTGGTCGAGTACGTAATGCACTCCATCGTCTCTTCCACGGACGGATGACGAATGCCGAACTTCTGCATGGCGTGCGCTTGCGCCTCGTAATCCGTGTGGTTAATAATCGAGATGATGTTGTTCATCGTGATTTCAGGCGACCAATAATGCCGGTTACCCGAAAGGAACTTCTCGTTGTTCGCATTCCCAAACCCCGAGGTCGAACGGCAGTTCGAGGTAAGTGTCGAGTGCGCTGTCTTGTTGTACAGCGGTGTCGACGGCGAAACGTGTGCACCCGAGATCGAGTTGTTCGCCAGCTTCTTATTGGTCTGCTCGTTGTCCTTGATTTGCATCAGAACAATGTCGCCTTCCATTTCCGCCTTGAACTTTGCTTTCTTCGCCACGCCCCGTGCTTTCACGTTGGCATCGATGTAGTCCACCAGCAACGACTTCTTGACGGTCGGCGGTAGGTACGTCGTGAGCGTCGGAGCGATCAACTCCTGATTGCGAATCGATTCGTCCAGATAGGCACGAAGCGTCCCTTCTTTACGAACCCGGTCCCCGTTGTCTTCGCGTTCCAGGTAAACGATCTTCGGATCGACGAATTGAAACTGACCACCGGGGCGCATTTCCGTCTTGACGAAGGTCGTGCATTCCTCGATGGGTGCACCGGTCATCTGGTGCAAGTAGGTCGCGCAGTCCTGGATGTAATATCCCAAGACATTGATATCGCGCTTATAGCTACTGCTGGGCAATACAAAAGGATTATCTGTCACTTCTTTTCACTCCTTGTCGACCTACATGATCAAACCATGGAGTAAAAATCGGATCGGCGGCATAAAAAAGAAAAAGGCCAGGGGTGGCCCGAAACCACCCCTGGCTAAAACTACAGGTCGTTACAAAAGAGTACCGCAACTACAAAGCACATCAACCGCTTGGTTCGCGAAAACCAATCACCCAACCATCCAACTAGAAACCAGGATAGACCACGTGGGGCTGACCCATTCTTAATCCACCAACTTGACCAATCACCAGGGAGACATCCCGATATTAGCAGCCAAAGACGTTTGCGGAGACGTCGCAGCAGCCATCAGGACAGGGTCAAGTACGAGGAGGATGCGTTCTAGGGGAAACAAGGAGGAAACCCCAGAGACGGAATGAATCAGCCCCGGTCTAGGCAAAAGGCGCGGTGGTCTTTCGACTCGCGCGGAGATCTCGATCATTTGCAGGCGGGAGGAGGAACCGCATGGACAATCGAGCACTGGGCTTGCCGGGCCCTTCTCTTCAGAACATTACGGAAACCCGATAAAAATAACTATCGTTTCCTATTACTGGATAGCTACCGTAACGTTGTTGTACCCGTTGGCGGCGAGTGCCGCCTGAATCTTAGGAATGTCTTGCGGCGTCACATTGGCGATCGTCGCTGTGACGGTCTGGGCTGTGACCATCTGAACACTGCTGTCGTTGATCCAGGCGACCCCCAAGATCGTAACTGCGCCGCTTTGCGTCTTGACCTTGATGTAGAGGTAAGCCGAGGGATCGTTCGGCGTATTCGTCTGCGGTCCGAAGTACGGGTAGAACTTGATGTGCAGGGACGTTACGTCCTGCTGCTTCATCGCATCTTCGTACGACATCACCGACGTCACCTTGACGTTCTGCCAGTCATTGCCCAGCACGGACGGGTATACCTGGAAGTTGTACGTCTGCCCGATGAGAAAGTTGTAAGCCATGATTTCTGGTTCCCGCACCCAAATGGACAAAAAAAAAGATCAGATGGGCATGTGATCCAGAATCACGTCACCTCCAAGGAACTGATGGACATAGTACGGGAATTCTCCCATACGCAATCCGCCTAGCTCCTGGAGACGACCGTGGATGTTCCCCACTAAGTTCTGAACCGCCACCCTCAACCGCTGATACTGCACGGACGCGCGGTCTTCAAAAACCGGGTCCACTATACGATTGGTGATGGGTAGCGCCTGCAACCTAGCGGGGCCGTTCTCAAAATACGTCATGTAAACGTCAAAGATCTGCGTGAGGATCTCCCGCTTATCGTTGAAGTGGATCGGCAAACCTTGTGTTTCCGCCACGAATTGCGCCCAGAAGTCATCCATTTGCACGATGAGCAGCTTCGGGTAGTTTCCTTGGTTTGCCGTATCCATACGCTTACAGGTTCGGGTTGATGTTGTCCACAGTAATGCGGCCGAGCACGAGGTCATTGCCGATAAAGTCGTGGAAGTGGTAGTACAGATAGCCGTTCTGGTATGCGCGCAGGTACTTCAGCTTTTCGTAGACGCTCGCACCAAAGGCGTGAATCAATCGAGCCAGTTTGATGTGGGCTTCTTCATGCATGCTGCCCAATTCACGCTTGACCAAATCCATACAGGCCAGTTGCAGTTCCAACTCTGCGTGCTTCTCGTACATGATCGCATCGAGCACGTTGTACGCAATCGCACTCGGAACGATGTAGTCAAATTCGGTCGTCTCTGTCAGGAGCCGACGAATCTCAGAGTCGGTGTCGAGGACCAGCAAAGTAGGCCAGGATTGAGTCTGTACTGAACTCCTCAAAATCGGCTTTGGAGAGCCGGACAAGATGATCATTGAAAACCTCCGCAAATACATAAG